CGCTGACCAGTTGATCACGTTTGGTTTTGTTCCCCTGCGAGTGGAACCCAACTTCCGTGACGGGCGACCGCACATCGGTGTTGAATACTCGATGGGTTCCTATTGGGATCAGGACCGATTCGGTGAGATCCGAGTATTCGCCAACAGTTTCCGACGCAAGATCGGTGATCTTGCCGCCATGTTTCCCGAGGTAGCAGACAAGATCCGGTCTGAAGCATGGCGCGACGACAACTCCTACATCAATGTCATCCGGTGGACAACTCCCGACGAGATCGTCATGTTCACAGAAAACGATGTGGTGTTGACGCGCCAACCCAATCTGCTAGGCCGGATTCCGGTGGCGTTAGCAAAGCGTCCCACGTTCGACGGCGATGTGTCAGGACAGTTTGACGACGTTCTGCCCGTGTACGCAGCAAAAGCACGGTTAGCCCTTCTAATGCTGGAGTCCACTCAGAAGAGTGTTGAGGCTCCGCTGGCAATCCCGCAGGACGTAACCCAGTTGAATGTGGGACCCGATTCGGTCATTAGGTCAAACACGCCAGAAAAGATCCGGCGAGTTAGCCTCGATGTGCCGCCGTACTCGTTCGCGGAGAACAACCTCATCAGCGACGAGTTGAAATACGGAACACGATTCCCTGAATCCCGAGCGGGTCAAGCAGACGGTTCCGTGGTCACCGGGCAAGGAGTCAAGGCCCTTCAGGCCGCTTTCGACCAGCAAGTCAAGGTCGCTCAGTCCATTCTGGGTGAAGCATTGGGTGACGCAATCAGTATCGCCTTGCAATGCGACGAAACCTACTTCACCAACAGGGCAAACCAAGTCAGCGGCAAGGTCAACGGTGTCCCCTTCAATCTGAAGTACACGCCACGCACCGACATCGCCGGTAACTACGGCGTCAACGTGGACTACGGTCTGCTCGCTGGCCTCGACCCGAACCGTGCCCTGGTGTTTGCGCTCCAGGCACGCGGCGACAAGTTGATCTCACGATCCTTTACCCGCCGCCACCTACCAATCCAGATCAACCCGTCCGAAGAAGAACGGGCGGTCGATATGGAAGACATGCGTGACTCGCTCAAGCAGAGCATCCAGGCTCTCGCCTCCGCGATCCCCGCTTTGGCTACCCAAGGCCAAGACCCCATGAAGGTTGTTCAGTCTCTTGCGACCGTAATTGAGGAACGCAAGAAGGGTACGCCGATTGAAGACGCCGTAAAGCAGGCGTTTGAACCACCAAAAACTGAACAGCAATCGCAAGAACAACAGCCCGAACAAGATCGAATCCCTGGTCTTCCTGAGAACACGGCAATGCCTGGCGCGGAAATGCCTCAACAGCAAGCCCCGATGTCCATGCAAAACCTTCTCGCAGGTTTATCCGGTTCAGGTAACCCGGTCCTCAAGGGCAATGTCCAACGACAGATTCCAGCATAAGGAGAAGTAATGGCGATGGGAACTCAGGGCGGTAAAGGTACTGCCCACGAAGCCAAGGCCAAGGTTTGCACCCGGTACAGCGGCAGCGTGCCCGGTGGAAAGTCGCAGCAGCGTCCGATGGGTGACAAGCCCAAGGGCATCGGTGCTGGCGGCTCCAAGATCAAGTAGGGCTACCAATGGCACGAAAGTCCGGTGAACCACCGGGTCAAACCCGTTCCTACAACTCTCGCCCAACCGCCGGTCGTCTAACAGCGGCGCAACGCAAGAAGCAGCGGAGCAGGGCAAAGAGTGATTCACTCGCTTCCCTGCCGGGCAACGTTGTCAAGTATTACCGCGACAACCCATCAATGCTGGTGGAAGATGTCATGGCTGGTATCCCCGGCCTCGCCGGTATCGCTATCGGTCGCAAGGTGCAGCGCGGTGACAATGCTGATGCGGGACTGTCGGCGGCAGCACTTGTCCCAGGTCTAGGTATTGGTGGCAAGGCTGCCAAGGTTGCAAACGTAGCGGCGAAGGCGAGCAAGACTGCTACCGCAGCGAAGACCGGAACAAAGGCTGGAACCGCTGCCGTAAAGAAAGCAACAAAAAAGGCAGCGGCAAAGAAGGTAGCGAAGACCACCCCGGCTAAGAAGACTGCTGTTCCCACGAAGCCTCAGCGGGTTATTGATAAGGGTCGTCGCCAAAACCTCAAGAAACTTGAGGATGCCAAGGCGAAGAAGCGGAATAACCTTCCGCAGCCCGACCCGAAGAAGATCAAGACTGATGCTCCCGGTACGGGTGCGTCGAGTGGCAACAAGCAACCGCGTCCCGCACGCAAGCCCAAGTACAAGCCAGAGCCAACGTCAAAGTCAGGTAGTGCCAAGACAGGCTCAGGTGAGGTGCGCGACACTCCCATGACCAGGGAAGAGGTCCTTGCCACTCTCAAGAAGGGTGGCTTTGACGAGGCAGCACCTTTCGGTCCCCGCAATCCTGGCGCGAAGGCCGGGTACGACGGGCTTGAGCGGGCGTTCAAGCGGCAGAAGATCCGCGACGCCAGCAAGCGAACCAAGGGCGTAACGAAGAAGACACCCATCGGTCGTGAGCGAGCCGAAGCGCAAGTTGCTCGACGCAAGAAGGCAGGCGGCAACGACAAACTCCGCAACGCTGAAACCAACAAGGACCTTGGTGGTAACCGCTCTGTTGCGCGTATGAGTCCTCAGGAACTTGAGAAGGCTCTAGCCGATCCTCGTAGTTCCGCTTCTCGCTTGATGCGTAAGTTGGAGACTCGCGCTCGTCGCGGGAACCTCCGCGAAGGTGAGATGCAAACTCTGAACCGTTTGCGTGACAACGCACCTAAGTCAGTGTCGCGGCGCAAGACCGAAGGTCTGATGGACAACGACATTCGCTCCAAGGGGCAGGGCCAACCTGCACTTGGCGAACGGACATCGGGATCTCGTGTTGGTTCGGTTGTCAATCCTCCGCGTAACGTCAAGGCCAGCAATCAGAAGTGGCGTGGCGAGGGCGGCAAGGACGCACCGAAGGGTCCTAGCGGTAAGAGCGGAACCCCGAAGCGTGGCGACAACGCAGCGATGCGTGCGAAGGAAGAAGACGGCGTTACCCGCAACAAGGGTAAGGGTGGTCAGCGTCGCCGGGTGATAGCACCGAGCACAGATCTCGTTCCTACTGGCCGTCGAGCAAACCCAACTACTCGCGGTCGTCGCATTGGTGGATCTACCAGTCGTGGATCTCGACCGATCCCGTTGGGTTCTGGTCGTCGTGGCGAAGTGATCCAAGGGACTGTTGTTCGTGGTGGTCGTGGATCGTCCAGTGGTAGTGCTACTCGCGGTGAGCGGGTGCGCGAACCTATCGACTTGACGACTCGCCCCATGCGTCCGAAGACGGGTTCTGGTTCTCGCGCAATCGGCGGAAAGAAGGGCAAGGAAGTTGCCGTGCGTGGTCGCGGAACTGTTGCCACGACCGCCAATGCGAAGAAGGCCGGTGAAGCATCCAAGAAGGGTATGAGCAAGAAGAAGAAGGCTCTTGCTGCTGCCGCTCTTACTGGCTCCGCTGTTGGTGGTGTCCTGTCCGGTGTCGGGGATGCAGCCAAGAAAAACATGAAGGACGACAAGCCGAAAGCGAAGATGGCTTCGAAGCGTCCTGACACGTTGCGTGATAAGTACGGTCGAAAGATCAGCCGCGCTGAGTACAACAAGCGTGAGGCTTACCGCGAGAAGATCAAGGGAATGACACCCGCACAAAAGAAGGCAGCACGCAAGGCTGAGATGGAACGCCGGGAGGCGTACCGCAAGGGCGAGGGTGCAACCAAGTACGGAGAGTCTTCCAGCAAGATCACTCGCAACTTGTGGATGAAGGAAGGCGTGTCTAGCCGCGAGGCAAACATGGACATTCGCGGTTCCAAGACCACGAAGGAAGCACGCAAGAAGATCAAAAAGTACAAGCGTAAGAACAAGTAATGGGCGGTCGAGTTTTCTGGAAAAACCCAAACCCAAAGAAAAAGTCTCGACGCCTAACTGCCAGCCAAAAGCAAGAGGCTGAGCGACGGGCGCAGAACGCGGGTCGCTCGTACCCGAACCTTGTTGATAACGCGGCAGTAATTCGAAAATACAAGTAGGAGGCAATCGTGCCTGCTGGTGGATACCAAGCACCACGAAAGCCTGCTCCCGTCAGCGGCCCCGGTGCATTGTCCGAGAGAACGGATGGTGCACCGGGGCAGGCAATCCGAGATCTTCCCAATCCCGGTTACGGTGAGCAGAAGGAGTTTACGGACCTTCAGAAGCAAGCGAAGATGTCGCAAGCATCTTCAATGCCGAGGGTAACCAGACTCGATGCTCCAAGTGAACGGCCCGATGAGCCGATCACCGAGGGAAACTCGATGGGTCCAGGTCGAGGACCTGAGGCGTATGGGATTCAAAACACCATGCGCGACAAGTCCCGACAGGAAATCAGTTCCGTGGCTTCAGCCCTGCCGCTACTAGAGCAGGCAGCGAACGGCCCAAACATGCCACCGTCTTTTGTCCGTTTCGTCCGATACCTGAGAGACAATGCCTAGCCTTCCTGAAGATATTGCCGCAGCCGTTGACGCCCTTGGCGTCGAACCTGTCGGCGTGATCTTTGGTATCGGACTGACGGATTGGGAGTCAGCCGAGCAGCGTGACGCTTTCCTCAACGAGATTGTGGGA